CCACCACTCCACGCCATAAATATTTACTACACGACATGAGGTCTTTTACGGTCTTCCTCACGGACCATACATGAACGGTTTACTCACATCCCAACACTTCGTAAATGAGACTCTCGCGCGTCTTCATAAAGTTCAGTGTAAACAATTCCGGGTACTTCTTGCGCATGTCCCGATACATTTGCTCCAAGAAGTTGTATCTTTTCTTGTTCCAGCAATGATTCAACATTGCACTGGACAAGGCAGACGGCAACACTTCGAGTTTGTTCGTACGCAAGTTCATAATGTGTTTGGTCCAGCGCTCGAACTCAAAAGTCCAGGCACCGTTGCGCTTGTGGTAGCGACAACTGAAAAATTCACAACCATCAAATTTTGAAACCTCGAATTCGCTGAGATGGAAACCAAGTTTGGCGGCTTCAGCGATGTACTTTTTCAAATCAACCCCATCTGGAAACGTTTGGAGAACATCATCACCACCAACGACGATGGTGTCAGCCAAGATTTCTTCATCGGTCCATCCCATACGGATCTTGACAAGGTAATCCACTGCAATTTGTCCGAGACTATTCACGTCAATGGTCATCAACCATCCACTTTTCATGATCCCATCGTAAAGACTCGTGAAAACCCGGCCATTCGTGCAACGATACTTCGCTTTCTTGTTGACCTCGTCGACACAACTGTCCACGTCGGTAAAATACTCGCTAAATTCCTCGTCGGACATGTCCGCGGGCTGGCGGGCTAATCCTTTGATGACTGCTGCTACAATCAAAAAGATGAACCAAAACGCCGAAAAATCCCAATTGTGCTTGTCACTAGAGTACACCTTTTTCTCACCAAAGCAATTGGCAAGATGTTTGATGTCACCAGGACGAATCGGGGAGAAGCAATACTTGACTGGAGACTTGCGATAGTTCTCCACAACAGCTTTCCGAAACGCGCCAAAAACAGCTTGGTTTTTGACCATCTTGTGCACAGGCATGCCGGTGATGATGCGCGGCATCTGTTTTTCCAATTTCTCCACCTTGTGGGGCTCGGCTTTCAAAAACACTTTCAAGAAGAAATCCGCATTCCATTCTTGCAGCGCAATATCTGCCAACCCTTCGGGTGTGTACTTCTTCAAAACATCACCGATTGTGGGCATGCCATCCGATTGATATGGATGGCCGGCACTCTTCGAAGTGTTCACGCATCCCGAGTGAATAATGTCAACCAATTTCTGCTTTGACTTGTAACCCACTTCTGGTTCATAAGCCAACATCGAAAGTGATTTCACCATCAACTGGACAACGCGATTACTCTCGCTTGGTGTCGGTTCCGCACGAATGCTCTTCACCTTCTCATCGTACAACTGCAAATGACGCAACACTGACTCGCATTCCGTATCTGGTGTGATGATTGGCAAAGCGTACTTTTTCGGATCATACCCCAACTTTTCCAACGCCGCAGCTTTCAAGTCCAAGTATTCGACAGCCTCAGGTTGTTCCTTTGGACTGCCGTTACTGAACACAGAATACTCCTTTGCTAGCTCAACAACGCCCTCGCGCACAACCGCTGGGCTGCTCTCGTTTTCTCGATCATCATAATCATATTGTGTATGACTGTGGCTGTGTTTCGGTTTATGCCTTTGGGCTTCCGCATCCATCGCGTCTTCCTCCTCCTCCCGGCTGGGTTTACGTGGGTCCTGGTTGTAACCATACTCCACTTCACCTCTTCCGTTCAGGGCGGCATACTCGTCGATTTCGAACTGCTCAAATTCAACTTCCATTCCG